CTAGAAAAGGCGATTGAGAGTAAATTCTTGACACCATCCAAATTTGCTTTGGAGATTGAAAAGATCGTCGCAGAAGAAAAAATCAATTACATTGATGCAATCGTTCACTATTGCGAAATTAATGAACTTGAGGTAGACTCGATAACGAAGCTTGTTTCAAAACCACTGAAAGAGCGTTTGAAGTGGGATGCTATTCGTCTCAACTTTATGAAGAAGACTTCCAGAGCAAAACTTCCACTATAATATGTCTCAAGAATTTGAAGGAACTTTATATGATGGTCCATTTCCACATTTAATTGTTGAAAACTTTTATAATGAGGAAGAACTGTCTTTAATATGGGAAGAACTTGATTTCTATACTAAACCAGGAAAATTACTCCCTGCTATAAACTATGGTGGGGTAGTTGGTAAAACCAATGCATCTGCATTATTCTTAGATGCTGTTTATAGAAATGGAGATAAGGATAAACCGGATTACAGTAAGTTATCAAATATACTCACTGTAACTCGTAAAATCTTTAAGAGTGATATTATAGATGTGATGTCTCAATCTGATATTTCTTGTAGAACATTTACTAGAAATAATTCAGATGCGACAAAAGTAAGGTACTATCATAATGGGGAATATTATAAACCCCATACTGATGCATCATGTCTTTTTCTAGTTTTTACATATTTTTATAGAGAACCTAAAAAATTCACTGGTGGAGAACTTTATTTTCCTCCATATGATTATGAGTTTTCTTGTCCCAATAATTCACTAATCATTATTCCTGGTTATGTTGAGCACGGCGTAAGAAAAGTCAAAATTCAGGATTCTGACTATTTTGAAGGTTATGGTAGATATTGCATATCCTCTTTTGCTAGTATAAAATCTGATCCCGAACGAAAGAACTACATTTGATATGATCGTGACTCCTTTTGAAACCTATCAACATTATTTGTCACTAAAAAATCATTTTACAAATCCCAAATATGATTTCTTCAAGTATGGGGCAAAAACCCGTGCTAGTGTAACCTCTTTCAATAAGAGGAAAGATAAGTATTGGTTCGAGAAGACCTCTCGCAAATACTCTGATGAAGAGGTCGTTGATTTTTTGGTATCTAACTTTTCTTCCGCCGATAACCCACAGAACTTATGGATTGGAGAAATTATCAATTCTGGAGAAAGGACTTACGCCGAATGGAAAAAACGGAGACAGAGTTCGACTTACTTGTTCAAAGAACAAAGCAACGAGTTGTTCTCGGAGAACGAATTCTCGAAACTGTTCGATTGTTCCAAAGGCCATCCTATCCTTCTGAAAGAGTATCTAAGCGGGAGATTATCACTAGAAAACTTCGTCATCTACGACAAAATTTTCCATTTTTCTAAAAATTTTGATAAGAAGTTGAGTGATCCCGTGTGGGAAACCGTAAGTTTAAAATTAAAAAAATATGGACCCTTCATAAATATTGATGTATTCAAATACAAAAAACTTCTACGGTCAATTATAAATGAGTGACTTTTTTGATTCCGAAATTATCCAGGAAGAACTAAAAGAAATCAATGATATGCAAGAGAAGATCTACGGATCTCTCTTTGGTTTTGGTATGATGTCCAAAGAAGAAAAACTGGAGCATATTGATATCCTCACAAACTTGCTAGAAAAGCAAAGAGTGATGTATACTAGATTATCTCTTTCAGACGATCCAAAAGCGATTGAGATGAAAGAGAACCTTCGTAAGTCGGTCGCAATGATGGGTTTCCCACCTGAGACCGATATGACTATGCTGTTCAGTAGTATGAATGCAACAATCGAGGCACTCAAAGATTATATTGACGCCTGATCGATTCTTTGTTATACTATCCAAGCAAATCCAAACAATCCAACTCAATCCGAGGTAATCTAAATGTCTTTCGCAGACCTTAAAAAGCAATCCAAACTGGGCTCCCTGACTCAAAAACTGGTCAAGGAAGTCGAAAAGATGAACAACACAGGCGGTTCTTCTGATGAACGCCTTTGGAAACTGGAGTGTGATAAGAGCGGCAATGGTTATGCCGTTATCCGTTTCCTGCCTGCACCCGATGGTGAAGATCTCCCCTTCGTGAAACTGTACTCCCACGCCTTCCAAGGTCCTGGTGGTTGGTACATCGAGAACTCTTTGACCACTCTGGGACAGAAAGATCCTGTGTCTGAGTACAACTCTATGCTGTGGAACAACGGCACTGATGCAGGTAAAGATGCTGCCCGTAAGCAGAAGCGTAAACTGACTTACATCAGCAACATCTATGTTGTGAAAGATCCTGCTAACCCTCAGAACGAAGGTAAAGTGATGCTGTACAAGTACGGCAAGAAGATCTTCGACAAACTCACTGCTGCTATGCAACCTGAGTTTGAGGATGAGGAAGCAATCGATCCGTTCGACTTCTGGCAAGGTGCCAACTTCAAACTGAAAGCTAAGAACGTTGCAGGTTATCGTAACTACGATTCTTCTGAGTTCGCTGCCCAGAGCGCACTCTTGGACGACGATGACGCAATGGAAGCAATCTGGAAGAAAGAGAACTCTCTCGCTGAGTTCACTGCTGCAGATCAGTTCAAGGACTATGACGCACTGAAGAAGCGTCTTGATTATGTTCTGGGTAACAAGGGCACCCCTCGTTTCCAGGATCAAGAAACCGTTGAGGCAGAGGAAGAGTTCCGCGCTTCTAACCGTGGTACTGCACCCGCAGTGACTTCTACCCCTGGTGACTTCAACGCAGATGATATCCTTCCTTCTAATTCTTCCTCTAATGATGAAGAAGATGATGCAATGGCGTACTTTGCTAAACTTGCTGAGGAGTGAAGTACAATCAGATTTGCCTCACCTTGCTGGTGGTGGCAGCATACTTTAATTTATTGTTCAAGTGAAATCTGATTACACAATAGACCGTGTAACTAAATCCGATGCCGCAGATTTACTTCTGCGGTATCATTATTTGAAAGATATCTCCAAAGGATTTAAGTCGGGTTACAATTATGGTCTATTCAAAGGCAATGATTTTTGCCCACTAAACATTGGTGGTATTCAGGGAGTCTGTATTTTTACAGGTCTCCCTGTTCCTGAAATCGCAAAAGGTGCCTTCGGTTTAGAGAGAAATGAACAAGAGGGGTTGTTTGAATTATCGCGACTTTGCATTCGCCCTGACACTCAGCAAACAGAATATAATATTACTTCCTGGTTCGTTGCCAGGTGCATCAAAAGACTACGAAAAGAAACCAAAGTTCGCGCAATCATTTCCTACGCTGATAGCGACTACCATAATGGCACAATTTATCGTGCTTGCAACTTTCGCTACTGTGGTCTATCAGACAGAAAGAAAGATTTTTACTTTGCAGACGGAACTAAACACTCCCGAGGAAGTATCAAGGGTGAAGAAGGTGAATGGAGAGATCGAACACAAAAGCACCGATATGTGATGGTGTTTGATAAGAGTTTGGATCTCTTATGGTCCAGTTAATCTATTATTTTCTGTAGCAATCAGTGAACTCGTGATATAAAGTGAGTTAGTGTTATACTTCATTATATCGCGAGTTTCATTTAAAAACTGTTGAAGATAGATTGGTTTTAGTAAATTTATTTCTCTTTTCTTCTCATTCTCTTCAACTTCATAAGCAAAGTTTGAAACTGATGTAGTAGGATTCAAATCACCACTCCCCGTGTGAGTGGTATTTTCGTATGCACCGACAATACTATAAGTTATATTAGTATCTAAAGGTGCAGGGATTCTGAACGAACTATCTACAATTTCTCCTGCTGGTAGAATCAATCTATTTTTAGAATCTCTTACCTCAAGAGTTTCGGTATGATGAGTTGCATTTAGTTCAGTTCCATATTTTCCATCTGCATATCTGTACAGATCATAATTGCTTAGTGGCCATTCATCTTTTATATTTGTGATGCCTGCAGTAAGAACAACAACCCAATCCAAATCAGGTTCACCATAAAACGCTTCTGCTACAGTATCAGGTCTTTGACCTTCTAGAATTACATACTTTTTGTAATACGTTCCTCTTGCTTCTACTGAATCTTGAAACTTAACTCTTCTGAATAGATTCTTGACGACAAGATATTCTTGAGATGAAATCTTCTCACCAAGAGTAGATGGATATAATACGTTTGGTAGTTCTCTGAAGTAAGACATTAGTAACCAACTCCTGAAATGTCGCCCATTTCTTCGTAATCTTCTCTGTAGATTGGATTGATCTCCCTAAAGGTAAGTTGCATTCTCATATGAACTGGAGATTTTAATTTTCCACCATAAGTTGCATATGTGCCAGAAGCGGTATAATCCACTGACATATCAGAAAGAATACCAATTTTAAATTTGTTCAAGAAGGGGTGCTGTTGTTTTCCAGAAAAATACTGGAATTTAAAATAATGTGGAGATTGAATCAGTAGTCCTCTACCTTTTCTTGGTGCCATACCCATCTTTATAGTTTTGATAATTTTTGCAACCATCTCTGCTTCATTTTCATCCCTAGGTGCAAAATCAAATACAAATGGAAATGATCTAAGTGCTACACCACTGAATAGAAGTTCAAGATTTGATTGTAATATCTGACCAGATGCCCTAGATACTAGCATATTTGGTGTAATATTTTGGAATCCACCAAGAATATTACCTGCTAATGCTTGTTTGAGAGCATTAGTATCAGCACCAGTCATATCAATCTGGGCACCACCAGTTACACTTTTCAAAACCTGCATGATAGATCCAGCAGTTTGTGCTCCTTTTGTTACATCGGCATCAAGCATTGCTCCAACAGCACCAGCAGCTGCTAAACCCAAAGGACTCATTCTATCTTCAGAGTATCCTACCTTTAAACTATCAGTAACTTTTTGAGGTATTGGTAAGAAAATATTTTGAGCATTTTTAAATAACTCTCCTCTAGTTTCAGCATTCGCCTCACTGTTGAAGAAGTCTGTAAAGCTATCAACATTCAAACCATTTAAGTTTATTCCTAATTGAGTACCTCCAACGTTCGCAATATCACTAGGATCACTAGGATTAGGTGGATTAGGTAATGGATAAGTATTAGGACCTCTTACTTGATAAAAGGTATTACCAAATATTTCGCGTGGATCACTTGACTCATTTTTTCCTCTATCAATATCTAATATAGAAATCAACAAGAAATCTTGAGTTTCTTGAATTTTGTCAAGAGGATATCTTAATGGTTGTTTGGAAGCATTTCCGTCACCAGAACCTTGTGTTGAATTAGCAGCACTCTGAGATTGTTGTGCTTCTTGTGGTTCTGGTGGGATATTGTACATCCCATCATCACCACCAAGATTTAAAGTACTGGTATTACTCGCAGCCATCTATAAAGACACTTTTCAAGTATTTAGCTTGAAATT